GGGGTTGCTTGAACACAAGGTAACGGTGGTCAGCCGGTCGGATGGTAGCGAGAAGATGGCCGAGCAAGTTCTGATTACCTCAAAGGGACTGGCAAAGCTGGCGCGTATCGTCGGCGAAGGTCAACCGATGCTGATGCAGTAGAGCGAAGCGATCAGGGGCAGGCCGAATCCTGCCCCTGTGATTTCTAACGTATTTAGCACAGCGGGCGGGGCTTTATCGCCCCGCTGCTGCGGCTTGTTATACGACGTAGGGTATCATTTGGCAGGTGGTTCTTTGATTTTTCGGGCATTCGGGCGGGGTTTGGCGGCGTTGGCTTTTCTGGCAGCAAGGGCAGATTCAGAAAGCGTTTTCTTCTTTCCAAGGCTAGTAGCACCAAGAAGTGAGGCGGGGTTTATCTCCCCGCCACAGTGAGGGCATTTGCAGACTGTCATGATAGTTTCGTTTCGAGTTCGTCGGCCAAATCCATACAGATATTTTCATCATCACCGGCACCGCGTGAACAAAATTCGTCCCATGCCCATTCATCTGCATGTTTTGCCATTCCGTTCCCGATTGACAAAACAGGTGACTCAGGTTCGTCGGCCTCGTTGTCTGTATGAGCCAACAAAACAGGTGCAATGTATGAATTCCATAAATCAGCGGCTATTTCTGTGTCTGTCCATTCTCCGATACTGTCTGCGTTTGCTGTGTAGATTTTCATGGTGTGCTCCTTGTTTTGAGTTTTTCTTGCTCGGTAAAACTACAATAACAAAAGCGGTTTCGTTAGTCAATAAAAAAATGCAGGGTAACAAAAATAATTTCGCAGTAGTCGTACAACGGCCTCTGCATGTGCGGCGGGCCTTACCAGCCCGCACCATGCAGTTGTTATAAATTTTTCCCTTCTGGAACGGCAGCACATAGGGGTTTTTGATGAACAATCCACAAATTGAAATGTTGCCATTGTCCAGCCTGACGGCATACGACAGAAACAGCCGGACACATTCCGCTGACCAGATAAAGCAGGTGGCGGCCAGTATCAGGGAGTTTGGTTTTACGAATCCGATACTGATTGACGGTGCTGGTGAAATTATAGCAGGTCATGGCCGGATGATGGCGGCTGAAAGCTTAGGCATGGAGGTTGTGCCCTGCATCCGGCTTGCTCACTTGAGCGAAACACAGAAACGGGCCTATGTTCTGGCGGATAACCAGCTGGCCTTGAATGCTGGATGGGATGCCGAGTTGTTACGTGTTGAATTGCTCGACCTGCAAGAGTTGGATTTCAATCTTGACCTGCTCGGATTTGCTTCTGATGACCTGTCAAACTGGTTGAATGAACTGGAAGAAACCGAAGGATTAACAGATCCCGACGAAGTACCGCCCGCGCCGGTTGAGGCCGTCACCTGCCAGGGTGATGTCTGGCTGATGGGAAGAAACCGGCTGATGTGCGGTGATAGTACCAGCGTCACCACGGCGGAAACGGTTCTTTCTGGTGTTACCCCTGACCTGTGTTTATACGATCCGCCCTATGATATGCCGTCAGCATGGGGGCATTCGTACCCCGCGCACAAGATAGCCGCCCTTCATGATTACAAGAGCGTCACCGGGGCAATTCAGGCGCTGCAAGGCAAACCCCACGTTTATCAGTTCATCTGGGATTGTGGCGCGTGCTGGTGGACGCCAAACCGGCCACTTGCCCGGCATAAAGCCTGCCTGATCGGGATGGACTCGCCAGAATGGCGGGTTGATGCGGCCACCGTTGTTGATGGGAAAAAGAGAAAGGCCAAAACCGTGAAGAATACACGGGGGTCATGTGATTACAAGCCACTTTCCGGCGGGCGGGTGCGGATGTCAACCGTCTTTATGTCGCCAACGGCGCAGGAAAACAACGGCCACCAGCACAGCAAGCCGGTTGCATGGGTAAAGGCCATGATTGCCGGGACTGGTGCGGGATCTGTTCTGGATCAGTTCGCAGGGAGTGGTACGGGGTTGATTGCTTGTGAGCAGTTGGGAATACCTTGTTTTTCGGTGGAACTGTCGGAGTTGCAGTGTGATGTGATCGTGAAAAGATGGGAAGCCTTCACAGGTAAAAAAGCAGAGTTGCAAAAGTGAAACCGCCGGGATAGAGCCCGACGATTCCAGCAGTTACAGGAATTTTTTGAGGTCGTCTTTGATGTAGTAAGCCTTGTTTTTTTGTTCCAGGAGATTAACGGCATCATGCGCAAACTTTCGCCAATCAATAGTTTTGGAAACCGGGTGATGATTGATCTTGCCCACCTTGAACAGGGCAACGCAGTGCGCCGTCTGGCGGATCAGTTCGAGGGACTGCGCGGGATCAATGACCGGCTCCAGGCTGGCCCAGGTAGTGAGCCCTTTTTCTTTGGCCTTGCGGATGGTTCTAATTCTGTCCTGAGGGCTGGCCGCTCCCGGCTCCCATTGGCTGCTGTCGCGTTCTTTGATGAAGGTCAACGTGGTTGCAAACCGGTCGTCAACCGTGAGCAGGTCAAAATCACGGGTTGCGCGGCTGCCGCCCTTGGTGAGGATTTCGACGTTAAGCCCGTGACTGTGCAAAATTTCAATCCCCTGGCGGGTGAGTGCGTGGGCGGAGTCGATGGGCTGGTAAGGGTCGGTTGTGAAACTGAACAACACGGCACCCTGGCCGCTGAACTTCTCGGCGTCTTTTCTGAGCTGTGCCAGCACATTGGGGCGGGGGTGCGGTTCGCCGTAAAAAAACTCACGGGTTTTGAATGTGGCACACGGGGCGTAACAGTACAAACAGCCGTGACCGCATCCGGCGTACAGGTTCGCCGCGAGAGCGGCGTATTCTCGGGCTTTGCCTCTCGGTTCGTAAATAACAGACATGACAACCTCCTTAGTAATTTGATAATTCAGATTACAGCGCAACTTATTGACAAAGCAAGGCTTTTTTATAATGTCGCAATATTTGAACAGGTGCCAAGAAAATATTTATAACAGCTTCATCTCACCGGCGCGGGCTTATCGCGTCCGGTGGAGCGTCTGGTTAGCAATCGAACGCTGCAAACGAGGGAATAATGCAAATTGAGCAGATAAACATAAAAGACCTGAAGGCTTATGAACGCAACAGCCGGACTCACGACAAAGCGCAGATAAAAAAGGTCGCGGCCAGCATTACGGAGTTTGGCTTTACGAATCCGGTGCTGATTCAGGATGACGGCACGATCATCGCCGGTCATGGCCGGGTTGAAGCGGCGAAACTCCTTAAAATGTCAGAGGTGCCATGCGTCCGGCTGTCTCACTTATCGCCGGAGCAGGCGCGGGCTTATGTGATTGCTGACAACTCGCTCGCTCTCTTGGCTGGCTGGAATATGGATGTGCTGAAATTTGAGGTGTCGGAACTGTTTGACGCTGATTTCAACTGTGAACTGCTGGGGCTTGATAACCTTGATGATCTTCTGGCCAGCGAAGATCCGGAAGGTTTGACAGATCCCGACGATGTACCGGAGCCACCGGAAGAGACAAAAACAAAGCTGGGCGATGTTTACCTTTTGGGCAAACATCGCTTGATGTGTGGTGACTCGACCAGCATTGACGCTGTAGAAAAGTTGATGAACGGACAGAAGTCGGACATGGTTTTTACTGACCCGCCGTATGGGGTGGATTATGACGGGGGACACGCCGTAAAAGGCAAGCGGAGAGAAAAGCTAGCAAATGACGCGTCACCTGATATTTATTCTGCTGTTTTGCCAATAACACACATGGCATCAAAAGACACGGCATCATTATATCTTTGGTTTTCAGACAGCAAATCGGCGGCAGTCACGGCGGCAGTCACGGCGGCAGGCTACGAAATAAGGAACACGCTGATCTGGAATAAGAACCTTGCACAATTTGGAGCCATTGGCGCGCAATACAAGAGCAAGCATGAGCCATGCCTGTATTGCCACAAAAAAGGTAAAGCACCATTCTGGAACGGCCCAAATAATGAGGTTAGTGTCTGGGACATAAGCAGGGGGCAAAAGAACGAATATCATCCAACCCAAAAGCCGACAGAGCTTGCAGAACGCGCTTTTCATAATTCATGCCCGACCGGCGGCATCGTGCTTGATCTCTTTGGCGGCTCCGGCAGTACGTTGATCGCTTGTGAAAAGACTGGCAGAGTAAATAGGTCGATGGAACTTTCAGAAGCATACTGCGACGTAATTGTAAAGCGATGGGAAAACTACACTGGCAAGAAGGCGGTTTTAGATTCGTCTTGCTAACACCAAGCTGACCGGCCCCGTCCGGTCGAGCGTTTGGTTAGCGGTAAGGCATACGAAGGCGACAAACCGGATTGCCAGATGTTTCTCTGGTAGGTTGTCTAACGGCTGGCGATTGACCGGCTTGTCCGGTCGTATCGCTGGTTATACGGCGCGAAGCGTCCGCAGGTTTTAAGGAAATCATGACAACCCTCACCCTAAAACAGCAGCTTGAAGCGGAAAAAACCGCCATCGAACAGCTACAGGACAGCACCGAAGCGGCTCTGGCCGGGGCGTGTCTGGCTTTGAAACTTGCTGCCATGAAGGGTGACGCTGCTGCGGCTGGTAACCTGACTAAAACTCAGAAAGCCCTTGATGATTATCGTGCTGGTCGCGGGGTGGTTGAATGGTTCGCTAACAGCAGCCGCGCTGCTGAATGGCTGGTTGCACAAGGCTACCTGAAAAAACTTGGTGGCGGCCCACTCACTATCGATGCTGCCCGTAAGTTTGTTGATACCCTGCGCCGTGATCCGGCCCGAGGCTATAGCGCCACCGATGTCCGCAGGGCAGCCGATAATAAATACGGCAATCCATCTGCAACGCAGTTGCATAATCCAAGCGGTGACCCGGAAGAAAAGAGCCAAGGCGAAAAGCTGCAATATGAAATCTGGCGTAAAAACAAGGCTGGTGCTGACAAACAGGAGATGGAAGTTGAAGAACTCCGCCGCGAACAGGATAGGAAATGGCTCTATCGGGATGAAGCGGTTGAAAATCTTGCAGCAATATGGGCCACCGTCCAGCAGGCGCTTGATCACGCCATCCATGCGGCGATTGATGCCGTCATCCTATCCGCCGGTGGTGACCAGCAGCGGAGCAACGAAGTTGAGGAAACCATACAGGAATTGATTATTGCGCGGGCTTTCAATGAAGTCAGCGCCGCCGGGAAGATCCACGTCATATTTAAAGGAGAGGATGAAGAATGATTTCCGCCCGACTTTTCCCCACCATCCTGATTGTGCTGGATGTTCTGGCCGCCGGTGTCTATGCCAGCCACGGCGACACCCGTAAAATCATTTATTGGTTATCGGCTGCTGTGTTGACCGCCGCCGTGACGTATTGATGCACCAGGCGGCATTCGACATAACAGCACCGCTACCGCTACCGCCACTGTTCCCCGAACCGGAAACCGTGCGGCGGGGCTGCGACATCCATGTCACGCTGCCGCCTGCTATTCGGGCGCGATTCCGCTATCCAGCCAAGGTATCAATCAGTGATTGGGCGGAACAGCACCGCATCGTCACGCCAATTGATTCAACCCCCGGCCCGTGGCGGCAGGATATGGTGCCGCACACCAAAAAGATCATGGACACCATCGGCAAACCGTGGGTGCGTGAAGTCTGGCTCTGTATGGTCGAACGCTCGGCAAAAACGCAAATCCTGCTTAACGCCGCCATGTGGTTTATCGATCAGGGAATGAAAAGCGGCAACATCTTTTGGCTGATGCCGACCGAACTGGACGCACGCACCGCCCTTGGCGAACGCATTATCCCGGCCCTGCGTGCCAGCAACCGCACCAAGCGCCACCTGTCGGAACGTCAGGACGATACCAATCGGGGCATGATCCGCTTCAAGCACGGCATTCGCCTCAAACCGGCCTGGAGCAATTCACCATCCAGCCTCGCTTCATACTTTGGCCGCTTCAACATAGCCGATGAGGTTGACAAATTTGCCGAGCGCACCTCTGAAGGCACCGACCCGATCACCCTGTTCCTGAAACGCTCCCGCGATGACAAGCGCGGCAGCAAATATCTGTTCGCCTCAACCCCGGCGCAGCGCTTTGTCTATAAGGGAATGCAATCATGCCAGCAGGTATGGGCCTATCAAGTTAAATGCCCGTCATGCGGCGAATATATCCTGATGGATGCCGATCACTTCATCATCCCGCAAGGTGTCACGGTTGATACCATCATCCACGCCGATGTCGCGTATGCCTGCAATGCCTGCGCCTCGATCTGGACGGAAAATGACCGCCGCAATGCCTATCTGGCCGGTCGCTGGTTCGCCATCAAGGGCGCTGACATCCTGCGCCCTGAAACGGTTGGCTTTCACTTCCCGGCGTTTCCCTGCCCGATGATCCCGTTTGCCGAAATTGCCGGAGCGAAACTGAAAGCCGCAACTGGTGGCATATCGGAAAAATCAGCCTGGGCCAACGGTTACGAAGCCATCGACTACGAAGCCGAAGCCACCAGCAGCGTCACCGCCGAGCATCTGCTCCAGTACCGCTCCGAACATCCGCGCAACCTGGTGCCGACTGATACCTGGCGGCTCTGTTTATTGGCTGATACACAGCAAAGCAGCTTTTATTACCAGGTGTGGGCGTATGGTTACGCACCGGAGCTCCGCATGCACATGGTCCGTCATGGCATTGTCGAGAAGTTTATCGACCTGGAGGGGTTACTGATCGAAGAATTCACCGACATCAACGGCACTATTCACCGCATCAGCAACGGCCTGATCGACTCTGGTGGTACCCGCAGGGGCTACCAGAAGCACTCCCGCACCGTGGAAGTATATGAATGGTGCTCGCGCAACCGCTCCATGCAGCCGATCAAAGGGATGCACGGTCGGCAGGGTGATACCGTCACCTATAAAGAGATTGAAAGCTATCCCGGCACCAACCGCAAAGTGCCTGGCGGTATCAAGCGCGCTAACCTTCGGGTTGATCTGTTCAAGGACGAGCTGGAGCGCCGCCTGCAGATCCAGCCGGATGATCGCGGGGCGCTCTCGTTTCACGACAGCATCGATGATGCCTTTGCCAGACATTACACCGCAGAGGTCAAGGATGAATCTGGCAAGTGGCAGCATAACCGCAAGCAGCGGAATGATTACTGGGACTGCACGGTATATGCCGTGGCGTTGCTGGAGATGATGAAATTGAGAATACCGAAAAAAGCGCAGCCGGAACAGAAAGCAAAGACACCGACCAGATCAGGCGGCTTTGTTAAGGGGTGGTAATATGGGGGGATTTGTGAAAAAATATCTGCGGATTGATGAAGTAGCCGATATGTTCGGCGTACACCCCAAAACTGTCGCCAGTTGGTGGAGATCAGAAAAAACCTGTCTTGAGGCATGGAGAGGGCCGATCGGATCACGAGGTATAAAATTCACCTCTGAAAGTGTCAGTGCTTTTGAACAGCAAGGCAAAACAAAACCACAAGATCTTGACGAATAATTTTGAGCAACCATAATATATATGGAAATAAGTGGAAATAAGGGAAATAGCGGCATATACAAACCACCTTTTGGTGCTCTACTATCAGCACCATGTCAATCACTCCCCTCACAACCGAACCAGCCGTCATCTACGCAGGCGATACCATATCATGGTTGATCGCAGTGCCGGACTATCCGGCGTCTGACGGCTGGACCCTTAAATACAAGGCAGTGAACGCCACCGGTTATTTTGCGCTTACCAGTGTTGCCAGTGGTGATCAGCACGTTGTGACCGGCGCAAAAGCAACCACGGCGGCATTTCCGCCCGGCACTTATAACCTGGTCAAATACGTTGAATCCGCCACTGAACTGGTAACATTGGCAGAATCCCACTTTGTTGTTAACCCCTGTCTCTCCGGAAAAACCGCCGCCTTTGATAACCGCACCAATAATGAAAAAATACTTGATGCTATTGATGCCGTCATTGCCGGTACCGCGACAACAGATCAGCAGAAGCTGACTATTGACGGCACCGCACTAGAACGCCGCAACCCTAATGATCTGCTGCGCCTGCGCAACTCATACGCCGGGCGGGTGTACTCCGAACGCAACCCCGGCAAGATCGGCCCGTCGGTCAAAATATCCTTTGGAGATCCCACATGGTGACCTGGTTCAACCGAGCGCTCCGGGCCGTCGGGCTCCGCCGCATAAAAAACGAATCTAACGGCATACCGACCGGCTCCATGGATTTCGGCCAGCTGATGAAATGGATCATGTCCAGCTCTACGCTTGACCGTGACCTCCATGGTCAGCTTGATATCCAGCGCCGGGAAGCACGCCGCCTGGCACGTGAAAATCCGCTGGTCAAGCAGTACCTGCACCTGTTGACCACCAACGTGATCGGCTCAACCGGAATGCGACTGCAAGCGCAGGTACGCAACAACGACGGCAACCTCAACAAGATCATGAACGACCGTATCGAGGCCGCATGGGGGGAGTTTTGGAAATCTCCCTGGGCTGATGGCCGCTTATCTGGCGTACACGGTGAACACGTTCTTTTAAAAGCCGTTGCCAACGATGGCGAAGCGTTTGTGCGGATGGTCCCCGGCTATCCCAATAAATTCGGCTTTGCCCTGCAGATGATCGATGCCGAACTGGTGGATCACAGCTACAACTCCGCCCGCACCGGCAATGACAACGAGATCCGCCTCGGTGTGGAAATAGATTCGTGGGGGCGTCCGGTCGGTTTCTGGTGCTGGTCAGGTTTTGCCGGTCAGGGTATCGACCGCAAGCGGATCTTTATTCCGGCTGCCGAAATAATCCACCTCTACGATCCGGACCGCATTGCCCAGACTCGCGGCGTCACCTGGCATTACTCCATCATGCTGCCGCTCAAAATGATTAACGGCTTTGTCGAAGCGGCACTGGTGGCAGAACGTACCGCCGCCTGCGCCTTCCCCGTATTCAAGCAGTCTGACCTGTCCGATATCGACGAAAATGCCAAGGACTTTAAAATAGAACTTAACCCCGGCTCCGGCTTTACCCTGCCCGCTGGCTTATCGATGGAATCCTTCACGCCCAGTCACCCCGGTGACCGGTTGGGGGATTTTATTAAAGCCGGCCAGCGCTTTATTTCATCCGGCTGGGGCGTATCATACAACGCCCTGGCGAACGATCTGGAAGGGGTCAACTACTCCTCCATGCGTTCCGGCCTGCTCATCGAGCGCGACCGCTGGCGGGTGCTGCAGGAATGGTGGATTGATCGCTTCCGTACCCCGGTGTACGCAGAGTTTACCCGCTGCGCCCTGCTTACCGGTGCCCTGAAACTGGATTCCCGTGACCCGGCGGAATTCAGCGCCGTTAAATGGATCCCGCGTGGTTGGCTCTGGGTCGATCCGCTTAAAGATGTCAACGCCGCCGTGATCAGTATCGAAAACGGGCTCGGCTGCCGCACTGACTATCTGGCAGAGCAGGGGCGCGATTTTGAGGATGTGTGCGAACGGTTGAAGGATGAGAAGTTGGTGGCAACCGCTGCCGGTCTTGATTTCAGCAACGCCGCAGTCACGGCAAAGGATGTCAACAAGCAGACAGAGGCGGACCAGACCGATCCAGAGGCAACGCCAACTCTGGCACGTAAAAACGCCACTCGGTTGTTTGCCCTGAATGCCCTGATGAATGATGAATTATTCGACACACAAAGACTGCAGGAGATGGTCAACCTGTATCGAACGGAGGAATAACCATGGCTCAGAAGTATTACGAGATAAAAAACGCTGCAGCGGATACCGCAGAAGTGTGGATCTACGAACAGATCGGCGAGGATTGGTTTTCGGAGGGGGTCGCCGCTAAAACATTCTGCAAAGATCTGGCGGCGCTCAAAGTCAGCAACATCGATCTGCACATCAATTCTCCCGGCGGCTCGGTATTCGACGGACAGGCAATCTATAACGCCCTGGTGCGGCACCCTGCCACAGTCACCACCTATGTTGACGGTCTGGCCGCCAGTATCGCCTCGGTGATCGCTCTGGCCGGGGACAAGGTCTGCATGGCGGACAACGCCCTGTTTATGATCCACAACCCGTGGGGTATCGCCCAGGGGAACTCTGCCGATCTGCGTCAGTATGCCGATGTCCTGGATAAGGTGAGGGAAACCATCGTCAACGTGTACGGCAAAAAATGCACCATGGGCGTAGCGGAAATAATTGCCGCCATGGACGCAGAAACATGGCTGACCGCTGCCGAGGCGCAGGCTTTTGGCTTTGTCGATGAAGTCACCACTGGCACTGCTGCCAATGCCTGCGCCTATGATTTTAAAGCGCTTGGCTTTCACAACGCACCGCAGGCAGCCGTCGTCACGGTAGAAATAGAAATCGACAGCAGCGACAGCGCCGCCCTTGAAGAAGAGGTCGAGCTCGGCTGCTACTGCACCGGCTGCGCCCCCGAAGCGGACTGTGCCACATGCGCAGACCAGAGCACCTGTATCAACCCATTATGTACACCCCTTGCAGATGCAAGGTTAAATCAGGCCCCAGAGGCCAAACACAATTTGGAGGTAGTCGCCATGAGTACTGTAACCACGACCGCCCCGGCTAACGGGGCAAAAGACGCAGCAGAGATCGTCACCATGTGTATCGCAAACGGTTGCGCCGACAAAGCCGCTGATTTTATCAGCAGCAACCTGACGGCAGACCAGGTGGGTCGCAAGATCCTCGAAGCGAAATCCGCCGCTTTCCAGACTCCCGCAGCAGAAGCACGCGGCGTGGATATGGGCAAAGATTCCGCAAGGTACAGCTACAAAAACGCCATTGCCATCGCCTGTGCCCTGCGT